AACGAAGATGAAGGAAAGCGAGAAAAATGGACAGCTTCTGAAATTGCAGTTGACCATCCTCGTAGAAAGGCGGAAGGTATTAGAGATCCTACGGTTTTTACTGGAGGTCTTACAACGTCCCTAACGGGACTGCACTGTGATATCGCATGTCTGGATGACGTAGTGGTTCAAGAGAACGCATATACGGAGGAAGGGCGTGAAAAAGTTAGAATGCAATACTCGCTGCTCGCTAGCATCGAGGCGACGGATGCCAGAGAATGGGTTGTCGGCACACGCTATCATCCCAAGGATCTATACTCAGACCTGATTGAAATGGCTGAAGACATCTTTGATGAAGATGGTAACGTAGTTGATAGTGAGCCGGTTTATGAAATGTATACCCGGCAGGTAGAAGATAGAGGTGATGGTGCAGGAGAGTTCCTGTGGCCACGCCAGCAGAGGAACGATGGCAAATACTTTGGGTTTAACAGAGAAATCCTTGCTAAGAAAAAGGCCCAGTATCTGGACAAAACCCAGTTCTATGCTCAGTACTACAACGATCCCAATAGGTACGATAACTCGCTTATCCTACCCGAATGGTTCCAGCATTATGAGAAAGAGCAGGCAACATACAAGAATGGTAAATGGTTTGTAGCAAACCTCCCGGTGAATGTTTTTGCGGCTGCGGATTTAGCGTATACGGTGAAGAAGACTTCGGACTATACGGCTATTGTGGTTGTGGGTGTGGACTTTCAAGGCAATATCTATGTCTTGGATATAGACAGATTCCGCACAGATATGATTTCGGAGATGTACGAACATTTGAGGACTCTCTACGTGAAATGGGGATTCCGGAAAGTTCGTATCGAGATGACAGCAGCCCAGTCGGTAGTGGTGAAGGAACTTAGAGACGTGTACCTACGGCCAGCGGGTCTGAACTTCACGATTGATGAGTATTACCCGCCCGTGAAGCTAGGCTCTAAGGAAGAGCGAATGATTGCAGTTCTTCAGCCTCGTTATGCCAACAAATCAGTATGGCACTACAAGGGCGGTAACTGTCAGGTTCTAGAAGATGAATTGAAGATGCGGCATCCACCGCATGACGATATTATGGATGCTTTGGCTGGGGCAATCGAGATCTGTATTCCTCCCCGAGATATGGGAAAGATCAGACAACGAGTTCCGGGCGACGAGCTTTATAATAAACGGTTTGGCGGTGTTGGGCCAACTAGAATAGGGCTTCATTAATGGCTAAGACATTTGACCTTGATACGTACCTGATGCCGGATAATCTGGCCCGTCAGATCTCGCAGACCTATACGAATTGGAAGAATGGTAGACAGGGATGGGAGAAGCAGCAAAAGGAGTTACGGAACTACCTATTCGCTACAGATACCTCGACAACCTCGAACAGCACTCTGCCATGGAAAAATAAGACGACTCGACCAAAATTATGTCAGATTCGAGATAACCTTCATGCTAACTACTTCTCAGCGATCTTCCCAAATGAGCGGTGGTATAAGTGGGAAGCTGGAGAAGATGACGCAGCGACTAAGGATAAGTCCAAGGCTATTGAAGCCTACATGGGTCATAAGTTTCGGGAGTCTCGCCTAAAAGATGTAATCTCTCGTATCTTGTATGACTACATTGATGCGGGCAATTGTTTCGGCGATGTGGTCTTTCGGAATGAACAGACTAAGGACGAAAATGGGGCACAAGTGCCAGTCTATATTGGACCACAGGCAGTTCGCTTGAGTCCATGGGACATCGTATTCGATATTACAGCTCCAAGCTTTGAGATGTCCCCAAAGATTACTAGAGTCCTGTTGTCTATCGGAGAGATTGAGAAACAACGCCTTACCAATCCAGATTGGAAGGATGTTGCTGAAGAGACGATGCAGAAGATCAAAGAGAATCGGACGAACATCATCGGAATGAAGACCCAGCTTGAGCGTGCAGATATTAACAAGCTGTCAGGATTTATTGCCGATGGTTTCAACTCCCTGCTGGAGTATTACACTTCTGGTATGGTTGAATTCTTGGAATTTGAAGGTGATCTCTTTGATGGAACCACTGGAAAGCTTTACGAGAACCATGTCATTACTATTGTTGATAGGGCTTACGTTGTACGGTATAGGCCGATTAATAATTGGTATGGTAAGACTTATAAGCAACACTGTGGTTGGCGTTTGCGGCCTGATAATTTGATGGCAATGGGCCCACTGGATAACCTTGTCGGTCTCCAGTACCGGCTTGACCATCTTGAGAATCTCAAGGCGGACGTATTCGACCTTATTGCGTTCCCACCACTAAAGGTGAAAGGCTATGTGGAAGATTTTGATTGGGGTCCTTACGAACGTATCTATATGGAACAAGATTCGGATGTGGAGTCACTTGCTCCGGATACTACTGCACTCACTGCGGATCTTCAAATCGCTCAGATTGAGCGAACGATGGAAGATATGGCGGGAGCGCCTAAAGAAGCTATGGGAGTCCGTACTCCGGGTGAAAAGACGGCTTTTGAAGTAGACCAGCTTGTCAATGCTGCATCTCGTATGTTTCAGCATAAGACGGCCTACTTTGAGGAGAACTTCCTTGAGCCGATTATGAACGGAATGCTAGAGATTGCACGACGCAATATGAATACCGATGAGGTAGTTCGTGTTGTTGATGAGGAGACTGGTGTTGTAGAGTTTCTGACGATTACGCCCGATGACCTGCGAGCACGCGGTAAACTGGTGCCATTGGGTGCGAGACACTTCGCTGCTCAGGCCCAACTTGTTCAGAATCTATCTAATCTAGCTAGTACTGGCCTTTACCAAGACCCTGCGGTCGTGGCCCACCTTTCCGGAAAGAAGATTGCTCAGTTGCTTGAGGAGAATCTTGGACTTGAGCGATTTGGCATCTATAGACCGAATGTCCGAGTAATCGAGCAAGCTGAGACGCAGAATCTGGCCACGCAGAGTGAGGAGGATAACATCGCTAATGCGCTGACGCCTACTCAGACCCCTGAGGAAGCCTATGCTGCGGATACTGCTGGAGAGGAAGAAAATGCTGAAGTATAGCACCGAATGGTTCAGAGGAGTTGAACAAAATGCCGAAGAGAAAGAAAAAGTCATCGCGGCGCTCGCCGATGCCGAAGCGGCGTTCAAGATACTAAGGAAGATTATTGCTAGACGGCTGGAGAGTTTTCCATCCCCTAGTCAGAACGATTATGCACGAGCGGCCGAATGGTCGCACATGCAGGCGCACAGGAATGGGCGTCTTGAAGAGTTGAATTTTTTGACCAAACTGATGAGTCCTAAAGACCGAGAGGAACGATAGACCAATGAGCGACAATGCTAACCCGGGGACTACTGCCCCAGCAACTCAGCCGACCGGCGTGTTTGCAGAACTGGTAGGAGAGGGAAAGAAGTTTAAGGATGGCGAAGCTCTTGCAATTGGCAAGAAAGAAGCCGATACCCACATTAAGAATCTCGAAGCCGAAGGCCGAGAGCTTCGTGAAGTGGTTGTCGATCTGGCTTCCAAGGTCGAGAGGTTGACCGCCAAAGCTAACTTTGTTTCCCAAGTAAGTTCACCAAGTCAGAACGGCGCGGGCACTAACCACGATGCTCCTCCTTCTCAGACACCTGCACAGACTAACCAGACTGTGGTTGGGTTGTCCGAAGAGGACGTTATTAAATTGGTAGAACAAAGAGAACTGAATGCCCACAAGGCAGGTAATCTCGCAGCGGTTGATGCTACGCTTCGACAGCAGTTCGGAGCTGAAGCCAAGGCATTTCTGACCCTAAAGAGTCAGGAACTTGGTCTCTCAGTTGAGGAACTGATGCAGACGGCGCAGCGGAGTCCAAATGCGTTTTACCAGTTAGTGGGAGTGCAGACTACAAGCGGTTCTCGGAATGCGTCCTTGACTGCACAGATGCAATCAGGTAACACGGCGGGCAATCCTCCGGGTACTGAAGTTCGGAATCATGCTTACTATGAGAAGCTGAAGAAGACTCAGGGTGCTTGGAAGTATGTCTCTAATACCGCGTTACAGGTTCAGCGTGCAAAGGATATGAAAGCACTAGGAGACCGATTCTTTGAAAACTAACTCAATAACGGAGAGATAACAGATGGGTATGACATCAGTGAACACCGAAGTCCTTCGGCGTTCAGAAGTCTGGTC